GCGTGACGTAGCGGAGCTCGTCGCCCTGGCTGGCCTCGCCAACGTGGATGAGTTGCTGCGCGGGGATGTCCTCAAAACGCTGCGCGGGGTCAACACCGTCGCCAACCAAATGGCGGTAAAAGATCGGGCGTAGCTGCGGATTGACCACCACGCCGTCGATGATGTTTTGCGCGCCTTCGCGGGCGGTCGGGTTGCTCGGCTCGTAGATCGAGGAGCGCGCATCGCCAATGCGGTGGGCAAGGATGAGTTGCAGCGCGGGATACCCGGTGCTTTGTGCCGTGGCGCGGAAGAAAACCTCGCCGTCGCGGTCGATGGCAACCGAGGCGATGCGCTGCATCTCGCGCCAAGTGTATCGGCCTTGGATGTCGGCCACGCGGCTCCATTGCTCAAAGAAAGTTTCGGCGGCGTTGTCCCATGCTTCATCGCCGCTTCGGGCCTGCGGGCGGATGCCTGTGCCTGTGGCGTATCGGGCTTTCTCGCAAATCAGCCCACGGACAAAGGGCATATTGTTGTAAACCCAGCGAGAGAGCTTCATCAGTCGCTCGCGGTCGGCGCCAGATACGTCAATGTGGCTATCGGTCGCGGTCGCGTTGTAAGGGAATCGACGCTGAATCGAGGGCCGCGCGGCATCGTAGCTTTGCGCCTTCGGGCTGAAGGCTTTGGTCACAAGTTTCCAGCGGTCGGCGAGTTTCATCAGTGCAGCGGGTAGTTGAAGGCCGCGATGGCGGTCTTGCTGGTTTTGCGTGTCAGCCAGAGTTCCAAGTTGGCGGCGCTAAGATCCTTAATCTCTTTCCAGCAATAGAACGCCAGATCCGCGACGGTTCCTGCGGTCTGGTCGGGGGGGAGTGCGAAAGAGTAGCTCTTGCCCCCCATTGAGACGGAGGTGATGACCTTGCCGCCTTCTTTGGCAACCGTGAATTGGTTGGAGGCGATAGCCTCAAGGGCCGCGACCGTCTTTGTCGCGTCTTTGTTGTTTGCTACCCAGACTGAAAAAACAAAGGAGCGTGGCGACATTGCTCACGCGCAGCGGTGTCAATCGGCGGGCTCGTCCAGCTTGGGCTTGATTATGTTCCCGTATTCAGCCAGCGCCAGAATCATCAGTTCGCAATCGAGCATATGGTCAGGACGGCGCCCGACTTGCTTCCAGATGTAGTTCTCGCGGCCCGTGAGCGGTGAGCGTTTGACCACCTTGCGGTGCGAATCGAGGTGCGCCTTGTATTCCTCGGAGGCATCAGCGGCCACCGTCCACGCCGGGCCTTTGCCGCCGCGCAGCCATTCCAGCACATCCTGCGCGGCGGGTGACGAGAACAGCATGAGGAAATATCCGCGACGATACGGCTTGAGCACGGAGATGGCCTTGCGGAGCGTCTTGCCGAATTTCACTCCGTAGCCGTCCGCGCGGTCTTCGCCCTTGGCCGGGATGTAGCGATTACGGAGGCAGACATCGAGCACCTCGTCGGTGCGGAAGCCTGAGTCCACCACCACGAGCTTTGCCATCGTGCCGCCGATGTTGCGTTGCTGGTCGAGGCCAAGTTCCTGCACCTTAAATTCCAAGTCGGCCCAGGTGGTGAGTCGGCCTTCGTCCACGAGTTTGCTGCTGCCGTCTTTGGCGAAAGCGCGACAGGCGAAGTAGAAGCAATCTTGCTGCACGTCCACGGCCATGATGCGGGCGGTGCCTTCTTCGATGGGTTCGCGCAGGCGATACTCCCCGACTTCCAGTGGGCGCGATTCGTCCGTGGCTTGCTCCTCCCAAGGTTCGGCCAGCGCGCCGTTGATGAAATCCTGCAAGCCAATCAACCCCGACTTGGAGGCAAGGAACTGCGCGGCAAGTTCCCCGAAGCCGCAAGAACGCCACGGCGCATAAAGGCTGTTCAAGTGGTAGCTGCGCTTGCCTGCCGGGGCGCTCGGGTTGGTCGGCCTCCACTCGCCCTCGCGCAGCATCTTGGTTTTGTGGCCGCTGTTGATTTGCCCCTCGCACGATTCACAGACGTAGTGCGCCGTGCGCTTCACGGCCTCAAGGTTCCACTTGCCATCGGCCTCCTTGGCCTCGTCCGCCCACCGCACGCGGCCCCAGATAAGGCGTTGCTTGTGACCGCAACGCGGACACGGCACGAAATAATACCGTTGGTCTGCGCCCGTGAAGGCTTGCCAGATTTCGCCCTCGCCCGTGGTCGGCGTGCTGGCCTTCACCCGCAGGGCGTTGGTGTAGCTCTTGGTGCGATTCTCAGCCAAGGCCACGGCCCCGGCTTCGCGGCTGGTCGGCAAGGCAAACTTGTCCGTCTCGTCCATGATGAGCAAACCCGCAGGACGCGAAGCCAATGACGCAGGGCTGTTGCTGCCCACCATCGTCAGCGTGGCATCGCGGAAGGACATCTCCAGCGCCTTCCATCGGTTGTGGTTGGCGGGCTTGAGCGCGGCGAGCTTGTGGCAATCATCCACCATCGGTTGCCAACGGTTTTCGGAAAACGAGCGAGCCAAGTGTTCGGTCGGCATGACCCAGATCGTCGGCGCGGGATTATTCACCATGCGCCACGCGGCCCCGATCATCAGAATGGTGGTCTTGCTGGTTTGCGACCCGAAGCACAGGGTCAAGTCCGTCACGCGTGGATCGCTGAAGCACTCCAACGGCTCGCGGACGTAGGGCGTGAGGAGCGTGCTATACGGCCCCGGCGTCTCGGTCTGCCGCCGCGACAGCACGATCTCATCCTCGGCCCATTGCCAGACTTGGCGCGTGTCGATGGGCGCAAAGACATCGCGCAGGCTGCGCTCGAGTTGGGCGGATAGGGTCATGCCACCAGCTTCGGCGTCTTGCCGGTGGCATCGGCCCAGCGTTGGATCGCCACGGCAACATAGGCGGGCGAGATTTCGATGGCGCGACATTTGCGGCCAAGTTGCTCGCAGGCGATGAGGACGGTTCCGCTTCCAGAAAAGAAATCCAAAACGATATTGCCCTGCTTGCTGCCATTAGTGATCGGCACGCTAACCATGCCAACTGGTTTTTCTGCGTTGTGGATTCGATCCTTCTGAACGCGTGGGAAGCGCCAGATGTTTGGAACGCCGTTGACGGTTTTTTCTCCTGCCTCTTTCCGTGCCATTGTTCCTTTTGCTCGCGGTGAATTTGTGAAAAACCAAATCAACTCGTAGCACTGCTGGTAGTTTGCACCGATGCCGCCGTCGCCTTTGTCCCAAACGCAAAGATTTTTTGCCGTAAGTCCTACCTCGCCAATAACGGACTGAATGACAGAGGCCGTGTGCCAATCACAGCAAAGATAGACATGCCCAAAATTTTCCACCCACTCCATGCTGGCGCGGCCAATGTCTCGGAAAAACGGACGAACCATTTTGTCGTCGGCAATTCCATGCACTCCCGTAGAATTTCCGAAGAGAGCGTAGGGAGGATCGGTGAAAACCATCTCGGCCTTTTGCCCGTCCATTAGTCGGGAAACATCTTCTGGTTTCGTGCTATCCCCGCACAGCAACCGATGATCCCCAAGCTCCCAAAGCTGCCCCGCCTCGACGCCCCACTTGGCGCGGAGTTCTTCGGCTTTGTCGATCTGCGGTTCGGCATCCACATCGCTCGTTTCGGGTTCTTCGGATAGCTCCAAGTCCTGCAAGTCATCCGCGCCGAAGCCGATGCCGTCCAAGTCCACATCGAGGTCGCCCAAGTCGGCCAGTTCCAGCTTTAGCATCTCGGCATCCCATCCGCCGCCAAGTTCGGCCAGCCGATTGTCGGCAAGGATGTAAGCGCGCTTCTGTGTCTCGGAAAGATGCGAGAGGCGCAGGCACGGCACGGAGGCAAGGGCCAGCTTTTGCGCGGCCATGACGCGCCCGTGGCCCGCGATGATGCCGTTGTCGGCGTCGATCAGCACGGGGTTGTTAAAGCCAAACTCGCGGATGCTTCCGGCGAGCTTGGCGACTTGGGCTTCGTCGTGCTTTTTGGCGTTGCGCGCATAAGGCACAAGGTCGGCGGTTTTGATTTGCTCAATTTCCTGTTTCATAGATTTCGCGGAAGACGGTCTTTTGCAGATACTCCTCAAGAATGCCCAAGGCGTGCGGCGGGTCTTGCGGGTTGAGCCGCGCGGCCAAGGCGGCGGGCGCGGCAAGGAGCTTCTGGCGGATGTCTTGGAAAACACCCCGGTAGGTGCGCTCGGCGGCGCTCACGCTGATCGTGGCCTTGTCGCGCTCCAAGATGTCGCGGAAGCGATCCTCCAGCGCGCTTTGCCGGGAGAGGACGGCTTGCAGGGTTTGTACCCATTGGCGGGCCATCGCGTCATCGCCCGACTTGTGGCAGGACGCCATCTTGCTTTCGCAGAAGCGCCGGGCCAGCCGCACGGACTTGAGCGCGGCGCGGCACTCCTCGGTGCCGTTGGCGATTTCTTCGGGCTGGTCGGCAATGGCGAGGACTTCCTTTTCTGTGGCCGTGTCTTCGGGTGGTTCCTGCGCGGGTTCGTCCACCCTTGGCGGCGGCTCCGTGGCCTGTGGTGGCGGTTTCTGCGCGGGCGCGGGGCGCTGGCCGCTGCGGGCAGCATTGCGCTTGCGCCATTCGCTCCCGGCATCCAAGTCGGCGGGCATCCCGCGCTTGCGCCAGCGATGGATTAGCGACGGGCTGACGCTTTCGTGGCGGGCTTGTTCACGGACGGAGGC